GAAAAACTTAAAACAGGTGCTGTGGACTCGGATTTAACGCATACAGTTAAGATTCGATATCAAGAGAGTTTTATGCCTCCTAAAACTTTAGCTACTAGGCGCGTTTTATACGGGTCCCGTATCTTGAACATCACATCTGGTTACGACTTGGATGAAGCCCATCGCTTGATCATCCTTGAGTGTGTTGAGGGGTCTCATGATGGCCAGTAGCAATGTAGCCATTACTGGCTTGAAAGAACTTGATGAAATGCTCAAGACCCTCCCTGCCAAAATTGAGGGAAACATTATGCGCGGCGCGATCCGCGCAGGACTTAATGAGATTGGAAAAGGTGCAAAAGAAGCGCTTTCAGCCAATGGCAGCGTTGATAGCGGCCAATTGCATAAAAGTATCAAGCCAGTGTTTGCTAGAAAGAGTGAAGCTAAATATGGCTGGATGCGTGGAAAGTTAATTGCTGGTGGCAAAAAGGCTTGGTATGCGCACTTGGTTGAATTCGGAACAGGGAGTTTTTATGCTGGCACAGGTTCAAAATCAAAAAGAGCGCCTTATGAGATCAGGCCAAAGAATCGTAAAAGCTTGTTTATCGCAGGGTTGATGAAAGAGATTGTTATTCATCCTGGATCACATCCTAAGCCGTTTATGCGACCAGCCTTTGATTCTAGAGGTGCGCAGTCAATCAATGTTTTTGCAGATTATGTCCGAAAGCGTTTGCCAAAAGAGTTGAAAAAGGCAGGGCTATGAGTGCTGAACTGGTAGCGGCCTCCATGCTTAATGTTGCGGGTGTAACCACTTTGGTTGGTAATCGTCGTGCTGTATCGCAATTGCCTCAAGGTACTGGGATGCCAGCACTAGTTTACGAAGCTATCAGCACAATGCCTGTAATGACGGTCAATGCAAGCGTTGGAGCGCAACTGTTAATAAGTAGGGTGCAAGTAACTGCTATGGCAATTGATGCGGCTGGTGTGGCTCAGGTGCTATCTGCGGCTATGTCTGCAATGAATCTGAATTCTGGAAGTTATGGCGGAAAGTCAGTAGTTTCAAGCATTAGAGATATGAGTACAGGACTGGCAAAAGACAACGATGCTGGAGTTTGGTTTGGCAGTCAGGATTTTATTATTCACTGGTATGAGTAAGCATTAAGTACCAATTCGCTAACACCGCTGATGAGGCGGTTTTTTTTCGTCTGCCTCTTGGCAATTTTTAGGAAAATATCATGGCACAAGCCTCAGGTGTATTTAAGCAAGTATCAATAAAAGAAGAAACCACTTATGGCGTAATTCCAGCCGTGGCAACTGGTGCGCAATTACTTCGTCGCACTGACGCAGCTTTCAATCTGTCGAAAGATACATACGAATCGAACGAAATCCGTACCGATTTGCAGACAGCCGATATGCGCCACGGCGTGCGTCGTGTTGCCGGCACGCTGAACGGTGAATTATCGCCCGGTTCTTATGCTGCGTATCTTGCAGCATTGCTTAAGCGTGAATTCGCAGCCGTTACCGCGCTTACAGCCTTAAGCTTATCTGTCGCTGGTTCCGGTCCGACCTACACGGTGACACGCGCAACGGGTTCATTTTTAACCAGCGGATTAAAGATTGGCCAAGTTATGCGCCTAACTGCTGGCACATTCAACGCTGCAAACTTGAATAAAAACTTGTTTATCGTTGACTTGACGGCATTAGTCGCTACAGTAATCGTGTTGAACGGTTCCGCCCTGGTTGCTGAAGGTCCAATCGCCTCGGCTACTGTCACAGTACCTGGCAAAACAACGTATATCCCGACTTCAGGCCACACTGATAAATCATTCTCGATTTAAGAGTGGTATTCGGACATCGCACGCTCAGAGGTTTTCTCTGGCTGCAAATTTACAAAAGCATCGGTTCAATTGCCACCTTCAGGCATGGCAACGCTCGGGCTTGATGTAGCTGGTAAAGATCACGGTCAGGCACCAGGATCGACCCGTTATTTCACCAGTCCCTCTGCGCTTTCATCGTCCGGAGTTGTGGCCGCTGTAAATGGCGTGCTGCGAGTTGGTGGTGTCACGATGGCCTCAGTAACTGGCCTGAACTTCGACATTGATGCTAGCTTTACGGGCGATCCAGTAGTCGGTGCAAACGTGGTCCCAACACAGTTCGCTGGCCGGGTCAAAGTAAGCGGTCAATTCACTGCTTACTTTGAGGATGGTGTGATTCCTTCCGCATTTTTCAATGAAACAGAACTCGGCATCCAGGTTGCATTGACAACTAGCAACGATGCAGCAGCAGAATTCGTTTCTTTCTCACTGTCACGCGTAAAGCTTGGCGGTGCAGACAAGGCTGATAGCGATGGCGGCGTGGTGCGTACTTATCCGTTTACTGCATTGCTGAATACGGCTGGTGGTTCAGGTACAGCGCACGAGCAATCAACGATTGCCATTCAGGACAGCCTGGCTTAACGCCAGATACCAAGCACCGACAGATACTCGTTCGCACCTTTGAGGGGGTGCGGCGGGTATCTGCACGGGCAAATCTTTTTCACCCCTCAAAGGAAATAAAAATGTCAGGCTTCAATCTCAAATCAATCAAGCAAGTGACGTCAGCTAAGGTTGCAATCAAAGACCCAAATGGCGAGCCTACTGGCGTTGTCTTTGAAATGGCAGGACCAGAGCATCCAGATCGCAAGCGCATTTTCTTTTCGGAACAGCGTAAGCATATGAGAAATTACAATAAAAAAGGACGCACCGAGCTACCAGAGCCAGAAGACCTTGAAATCCAAAAACGCGACAACTTGGCTGCCTTCACGCTTGGCTGGTCTGGTTGTGTGGATGATGATGACAAGCCGTTACCATTTTCTAAACAAGCTGCTTTGGATATGTATAGCAATCCAGAAATGGCGTGGCTAGTCGATCAGCTTTCAAAAGCGTTAGAAGATCAAGAACTTTTTATCATGCGCTCCGTGAAGGCCTGATCGATCACGTTAAAGCGCAATTCAAACTCGGCAAGAAACGAAAAGACGGGACTTCCGAGCTAGATCATCTTCAAGCGATTCAAAAATCAACGGGCAAAACTCCGCCCGAATTAGAAATCCCCACAGTACCGGTAGGCTGTGAATATTTAATGTCTGTTTTTATGGACTTACATACTACGCGACCAGCCGGTGGCTTTGGCTCATCAGCAATACCAATATCTGAAATAAACGCATGGCAACGGGCGATGAATTTGCGCCTGACACCTTGGGAAGTAGAGACTATTTTGCATTTAGACCGTGCAGCCCTTTATGAAATGATGGACACCAAATGAGCATTCCTGTCGGGCAACTTACTATCGAAATGGCGGCCAATGTCGTTCGTTTAATGTCCGACATGGAAAGGGCGCGTAAGGTCGTTGAATCTACTACTAGCCAAATGGCAAAGTATGCGGCTATGGCGTCTAAGGCTTTGGGTGCAATTGGACTGGCGGTTGGTGCAATGGCTGCTATCAAAGGCTTTGCAGGGTTTATCCAGGGCGCTATTGATTCGGCTGATGAAGCGTCGAAGCTTGCTCAAAAAGCGGGTATCGCAACGTCTGAGGTCGCGGGGCTACAGCTTGCATTCAGGCAGGGTGGAGTGGATGCTGAAGGTTTACAAAAAGCTGTATCAAAGCTGTCTGTTGGCATCCTCGATGGTAATGCGGCTTTAAAAGCAATGGGTATTTCAGCCCGAAATGCTGACGGATCGCTTATGTCATCGCGTGAAGTACTTGGGTTGATTGCGGATAAGTTTGAAGGCTATTCCGATGGAGTTGCAAAAACAGCCCTGGCCATTGAATTGTTTGGCAAGTCTGGTGCGGATTTAATTCCTATCCTGAATGGCGGTGCGGCTGCAATAGACGAATACGACAGCATGGCTAAAAAGCTTGGCTTGACTGTCAGTGATAGCACGGGGAAAAGTGCAGAAAAATTTAATGACACCATTGATTTAATAGGGCAAGGATTAAAAGGGATAGCAGCACAAATTGCCGAGAAAATCCTACCGACGTTGGAATCTCTCGCAGGTAAATTCTTTGAAACAATGTCGGAAGGCAATCGTTTACAAACTATTGCAAATGTTCTGGCGAATGCTTTGAAAGGACTGTATTCCGCTGCACTTGTTGCGGTTGATGGATTCAAAATATTATTTGAATATTTAAACGGCTATTCAACTGCGATGGTCGAATTCGCAAAGGGTAATTTCTCAGCGGCTGCCGATGCGATTACAGCAACTGGTCGAAAAGCAATTGAGATAGGCAAACAATCAATTGCTGATGTTAGTGCCGTTTTTAGTGATGCAGGAAATATTGCTGTCGAAACACTTGCCAGAATAAATGGAGAGGCAAAACGATCTGCTCCGCTTGTCGGAAAGCTTGCCGATGAATCGGCAGCGGCTGCAAAAAAAGCGCGTGAAGAATACGAAAAAATGATTAAGTCAGCCGATGACCTGGTCGCGTCGATCAAGTTTGAATCAGACGCTTACGCAATGTCGAACGTAGAAAAAGAAACAGCTATTGCCTTGCAAAAGCTTATGAACATGGGCTTGAAAGAAGGAACTGCAGAGTACAACAAGTATACCGAAGCTGTAATCGGGGCAGTTATTGAAAAAGAGCAAATGAAAGCTCTTGCTGAAATGAAACGCAAAGAAGAAGCCGACGACTTAAAAGCTGCTGAAAAGCTGGTTGCTGACAGGATTAAAGAAGAAGAAAAATTTGCGGAAGAGGTCAAAGCAATAAATGACCAGATTGGACAGTCTCTTACCGACGCACTGATGAGCGGTGGTATGAACGCAGCAGAATATATCAAGAATATGTTTAAGA